CGCCCATGCATAAACTTGTACAGTGACGCCTGTGCCAACAGTGGAATTTGCACTAGTAAGAGGAAAGAAAAGTGAGTCCATATTTATGGTTCCCATATCAATCAAATCTTTTTTAGTTGTTATATCTAACCAATTCTTTGGCCAGAAAAACGGCAAATCCATAGTGGCTCCAAGTGAATCTTGTGGATACAGGAAACACTTAGGTCGCTGACTACGTCCCAGTAACTCTTGTTGTTCCAAACCTAGACCTCCATTAACAGGACAAGGTTCATAGGAATCAAAAGTTTCTCTATTAGAGAGGGGACGATATGTCACCATGATTGAACTATAATAAAATGGTGATGAATTAATGACAAAACGTAATTTCAAATTACATCGCATAAATGCATAGTGATCTAATTTTGATTTTACAGTTGGGTCGTCAAAATAATTCAACCATGGAGAAAATGACTCATCAAAGAGTGTATTTACATTCCAAGTATAGGTTTGAATCAATCTGGGTCTTTCAAGAAAATTTCCAAGCTCAACGTTTGCAGAACCATCCATTTGCATTTCTCGAAGATCATATGGAATGTCAGCTCTGGATTCCCAAGTTTGTCCAAAATTCACATTTTGTTCTTGTGAGATATCCATACGTGAGTCAACATTTGCGTTAATCTGATCAACTGATTGTATAGAAAATTTATTATAATCTATATTCCAGTCATCATGATTATCAATATGATCTTCGTCATTTTTTGAGATATTGTCATCTTGAGAAGGTGGATAACAACATCTAGATACTATACCAAGTATCTGCTGGGCGACCTTGCGCAGGTCGCGCGCGTTGGCTTGTTTATTCGGACAGCCCGCCTGTGTTATATTTTCGCAAACTTATTATAAAACACAATGGCTAGTTAGGCCAGAGTGAGTTTAGTGTTTCTGAAACATAACACTAGAAAATGTGCTTATATATTTAATGTCCCTAAGCTGGGACTGTGCACTCTAAAGAGTTTTTCCTTTAGATGCTTGAATGAATCTCTCGACACATTCATCCCAGGTGGGAAAGGTGCGGTCCCGAATATACTCTGCATATCCACACTCTACAAGAATAGTTTGTAACAAAACACGTTTTTCTTCAAATATTTCTTTTCCATAAAAGAAGTATTCTTGAATAGCAGAAGTTACAATAGCTTCAGCTTGGAAACCACTAGTTATTGACCTGGAATAAGTCCAGACCATTAGACTTTTTTCTATAGATTCATGCTCCAGAGGAGCAAAATAGAAACCAGTAGTGGGATCCTCTCTGAAAGATCTTTTAAGAAATGTGGCATCATCTATACATATGTAAGGGACACTCTGGGCATCTTTATCTGCCATGGTATATCCTAAACCATATTCAGCAAAAAGTTCTGAAATAGTTGTATGATTATACCAATCAACGCCTTCTCGAACTCCCATGAGATTGTCATCTCCATATGTAATTAGACTAACATTGTCCTTAAAATCATCAACACGTTTTTCTGGATTGAGCTTATAATATGCATAACGCATATACAAACTATTTACCAGACCATTGATGATTACCGTCAAAGCATGTCCAGATGGGTTTCCAC